TATTCACCCGCTTCGATGACCGCTGCGTCTGCTTTTGCTACGTCCCAGACGCCTTCAACGCCGACAGCGCCAACAGCGCCTGCCGCAATATCATCAATGGCAACACCGAGAACAGCATCACCGTTAGAACCGATAACCACAATAGCACCGGAAAGTACATCTGAGCCGCCATTGGTCCAATCAACAACGCGCCCCTCTTGTAAATAATTAGTAGCCATTTTTTAAACTCCTGCGTTTTTAGCTAATGTTCTGAAATCCAACGGGCTGGCCGCTGCATCGATGCGTACTTTAAAGTCAACGCCATCTTTTTCCCACCCCTTTGCTGCCTCAAGATAAGGTGTGTCTTGTCCGTCAAGATACGTCACCTCGATAGTGTCATGACTGCCTGCGTTGGCTGAGCCGTACCAGGCATCCGCACTGGCCGTGTCTAATCGTGCATCGGCGACTACACCAAACGTGCCGCGTACGCTATTTGGCGTGGTGTTGTTTTTAGTGCTTGCACCCACTTCAAACTCTGAATCACGCACGACATTGGCCGTGCCTTCCAGCGCCAGCGGTACAATCAGATGGGCCAGACGGATATTTAATGCATGTGCATTATCGCTGGCATCGGTTTGGATGCCCATCGCCACGCGCATCTTATCTACCGATGGCGTGCTGATACCGGCAGCGGTCAACAAATTACTATGATCAGCATGAAATAAAGCAGTGCCATCACTCATGTTAGGATTGCCGGTTAAAATGGCATAAACCAGATCGCCAACGGTGCGGATTGCGGCACGGCCCATGCGTTGCGGAATACGGGTGAAGCCGCTTAAATCATCGTTGATAATTGCTTGACGGGTAATACCGAACATTTTTCCGTAAGTTGCGATTTGTACCGTTTCGCCTCGATCACCAATGGTGCCGTATTTGTATTCGGCCCCTTCAGGAACCTTGCCCAACGATGGGAACGAGTTTAAATCTACACGGCTGATGGGTTTAAAATCAGACGCTTCGCCCGCTGCTGTCCAAATCTGAAAGGTTTCTTCGGCTTCGTCATAGCCTTTTAACATGGATTTTTCGGCCACATTAGCCAGCAATGATGAGAAATCACCTGAACTATGAGTGAACGCATTACCGATCAGCTGCATTTTTGATAAGCCGTTGGTGGCAGCGCCGTTAATTTTTAACGATAATTCTGCCAAAGTTGCTAAACTTTTCCCCCTAAAATTGTTCGAATAATTCTTGTTTTTTTCAGCCTGTGTTAATGTTCCAGCACGGGATGCTAAATACAACGCTACGCCGGTTTTAAACTTGTCTTTTTCGTCCTCGACCACTATGGCATGACTGCCGACTGGACCTGGGGCTTTTTTACCGATCGCAGTTAAGGCCATATCCTGCGCTTTGGCCTTGTCGCAATCAATATCAGCCAGACAGCTTTCCTGCAAGGTAGCTGCTTCTGCATCACCAATAATTGATTTTGCATTAGCAAACACGCCTCTAATTGCTGTCTGACGCTGGTTTTCTGCTGCCACTGCCTGACGCGCGATGGCTTGTGCGTCTAGGGTGGGTTCAGCTGCTTGTGGTGCCGCTGGTTTTGGTTCAGGACTAACCTTTACCGGGTCTTTATCCTCTATCTTTTTTGGCATGGTTTGCCCCTTTTGTTGTGGTAAATGTACTTGCATCCGCTGGGTAAACCCGGAGGGTGCATGTTTATAAGCAGCATCGGCAACGGCTTGCCAATGATGTTCTGGTATTTTGTTTTCTGATTCGTCTAGCTCAATGCCCTCGATAATCTCACCGACTAATCCTGCGGCTAACGCTTCATCGGCTGTAAACCAGGTTTCCTCATTGAGCATGGCTTGAATTTCTTCTGTACTGGCATCCATGACCCGCACGTATTCTTTAATCAGCGCTTTTTCGTGCTTTTCTAATATTTCCGCTTCTTTGGCCATGTCGGACGCATCACCAAAAGCGCCGCCCTGCGCTCGATGGATCATCATCAAGGCATTGTCGGCCATTAATCTTTCGTCACCTGCCTGTGCAATAACGCTGCCCATCGACAGGCCATAGCCTTCAACAATGGTGGTTATTTTTGCTTTATGCTGGCGTAGGGTGTTTAAAATTGTCAGACCATCACCGATAAAACCGCCAACTGAATTAATGTGAACCGTCATGCTTTTTAGGTCGTCGTGTTCTTGTATTTGCTGGATTAACCCTCTCGGGGTGATCTCCCAGCCTATAACGCCATAAATATAAACATCAGCATGGCTTTTGGCCTGGTTGACCTTCATTGCATACCATTGATTTTTTTCTGCTTTTTTAGGCATCTTGTTCCTCGGTTTCTATGGCCTGTACCTCGGTGTCGATCGGAAATACCAGCCCATATTTTTCGGCCTCGCGGTTGTCGCGAGCAATTTGTTTAATTACAGCATTCGGATTGCCGCCGCGTTTCCTGATGATTTGTGAACGTGAAGCAAAACCATTCAGCACCATTTCTGCATCGGCTTTGGCTTCTTTAAGCGGGTCAACCCAGGGGATCGGTGTGCCGGAGCATTCAACGTCATACAATGTTTCTCTATCGACATCGGCAGGCACATCTAAACCGCCTTGCTCGGCCATTTTTACAAACCATTCGTAATCGGGTTCGGCTGATTTTTTAATAAAATAATCTTTTAAAACGGCATAGTTAATTTGCTGCTCGACTAGTTCTTGACGCTGGGCCGCATAGGAGCCGTTATAATCGCGTGATATGGAACTGTACCCGGTGCCAACACCGGCGGCTGTGGCTTTTAACTGACCTGAACGAAAGGCTTCTAGACCGGAATTAGGCCGGTTGGTGTCTATGGTGCCGATCTCTTCACCCGGAAGCATGTCATAAAATGTCATGCCTTTTTCATAGGTTTGGCGTTCGGCATCACCTTCAGGGTCAAACATATCCGGCGTGCCTTTTTTGATGAAGGCCACCATTTTTGCTGCAATCCGCGCCGCGATCCGTTCAGACTCTTCAAAATCTTTTAAATCATCAAGCCGGTTCATCACCACGGCAAAAACCGACACGCCCCGTGTTTGTTTTAAACGAGTTGCGGCTTTTAAATGGCCGACAAACTGCGCATCAACTTGTTTAAAATCACCGGTGTTGTGATACCAACCGGGATCGCCTGGGTGACTTTTGTGTAAATAGTATTGTGTGGGTTGACCCCAGGAATTCTTTTTGATGCCTTGGCGGATGCCGTTGGCTTCGTCGTTTAATTCAAACGGCACATAGTCAGGCTCAAAGGCGTCGATAGATAATAAAACATCGGTGGGGTGCTTGAGTGTGGGTACGATGCCCGGATAATAAATTTTGAAACACTCGCCATCGCGAAACCAGGTCCGGGCAATTAGGCGCTCCAGTTCTGAGTGGGAATATTCGCGGGTTACGTCTGGGTTTTTCGCCCAGCGGCTGAATTTATCTAGTAATATTTCGTTGAATTCGTCGTGTAGTTCGCCATCCAGGCGCCGTGCTTGCGGCTCGTAGCGGATGCCCTGACCGATAGTGTGATTAACCAATGCATCTAAAACGCCCTTGGCTAAATCGTGATTTTGTTCTAAGTGGCGGGCAGAAACGCGTAGCGAATCCCCGGCTTTGGCAACAGCGGTGTCTCCACTGCCACGATCTGTGCGGGTTTTTCTGTCGAAACTGGGTTTGCCGGCTTCGTAAAAATTGAGCCGGTCACGCTGAACTGATCGTTTGTGGGCAAACGAGGGCGAGAAAAAACTGATGATTTTATCCAGCGGATTCATGCTCATGAGCTTAAATCCGCTGTTTTGTAACGCAGACCGCCAATGCGTGAAGCTGTTGATGTGGATTGCAATACGCGGCTTTCCCAGTCATTGCGGGCAATGCGTATTTGTTCGAGATCTTCAAATCGAATATTACGACCGTTAAGCGTGCGTTCTTTGCCGCTTGCTACATCGCTTTCGACTTGTAAGTAAAAATCCACCCATTCCTGGGGCGTTCGATCTGCGGGTTCTGCCATGAATGAATAATGGCACGAATGTTACTGAAATTTCTCTAGGGAAAATTTCAATTTTTTTTATAAGGGCTGATAAAGGCTAAAAGTAGTGATGTTTGTTATTAAGCAACTTAATATTCTTTATTTGCTTTTTATTCATCACAAACTAGCAATCACGTTATAAATCTGTCGCTCGGTTAAATCAAAATCCAGTGCCAGCTGCCTAACCGACCTACCACGCTTCCAGCCTTCCGCTATTTTCCCACGGCGAACTTTATGCCCCGTCTGAATATAAAGGCTTTGCCCGCCGTAAGCTGATGATATTTTAAAAATAAAATCATCCCGCTGCTGTTTCGCAATATCTTGATCAACACCG